GAGCGTGTGACCGCCGATTGCATCAGACCTTGTTCCAGAAGCTTCGTCCAGTTTCCAGAACGCAATGATATTTGAGGTGATGCTTCCGGTAGGCGAAAATCCAGCAGCCGCAGAGTTCGCTATGACAACTGAGTTTTGCGTATTGGAGCCAAGCCGCTTTTCTAAGCTTCCGTCAAAATGGACGACAACATTCATCATGTCTGGCGACTGAGACTTATCAATTGCCAGAATGTTGTCCTGGGTATTTAACCCTGTTTGCTTACCCTCAGAGGTAATATCAGAGACGTTTTTAAGCAAGGATATTGCTCACTTTGGAGTCGTAGTAAGAGCGAAGAGCCGAGAGCGCAGGTTGCAGCGCTCCGTTTAACGTATTTACCCATACGGCGCAATCTGCTGAATTGTCGAAGAGAAAAAGGTTAGTATTGCCGACCGCAATGATGTGATTTGCGCCATGCTGCACATAGTTGAAGCGAACGCCATCAACCGTTACAGTCTGCCTCGCTACTGGATTTGCAGATATGACCTTATCGCTTATAGACATTTTATCTCCGGTACATATAGTCTTCGTGAACGCCTGTAACTTCTTGGTTGTAAGGACGGCTGACGTAGATGCGTTTACAATCAGACATGACTTGGGCGTATTGGGTATGGTAGAAGAGATAATTCTCATCGGTCTGGTCAAGTTCTAAGGCCCTGAGAGATCCATAGAGAACCGCGATGTGCATTCGGCTTGGCATCTCAGGCGCTCGTGCGATGGTGTAATTTGCCCCAGATGTAATACCCGTATTCGCAAACACCGTAGCAAGCGTTAAGGATGAGTCATGAGGAATTGCAATAATCCTATACCACTGTGAATCAGCTCCGGTTCCAAGAGCGTCAATCCGGAACCAGTCTCCAGTCGTTGCCTCTGTAAAGCGCGTATTGTTATTTCCCGTAACCACAGTTCCACCAGCGTTAATACTCGCAATTGTTCCTGCCGTAGTCTCGATAAGAGGGCGAAGTTGCTTATAGTAGTCATAGCCCCAGTTCTCAGCCTGTGATGGAGGAGGAATTATCTCCACAAGCTGATTTCCTGCAGTGTCTTGGCCCACAATACGGCACTTATCCGGCTGCGTAACCGGAGTTAAGCGATAAGAATCCAGGTATGGCCTGTACTGCACCTCTTCTAAAACCTTCTTGTCACCGCCAATTTGCCTATAGATGCCTCCAGGTTTAGGAAATCTATCAAAGTCCCGAGCGAGAGCATAAAGAGGCTGGTAGATAGAGTAAGCTTGGTTCGAGGCGTTTTGCGTCGCTTGGTAGGGCGGCGTAATTGTGCAAGAAGTTGTTGACGACATGGAGGTAATTTCATAGATAGCTCCATCTCCTGAGATATTTAATTTTCTTCCAACCATTGCGGCTGTAATTGCTGCATTGGAAGAAAACACGACTGATGTATCCCCCGTATTGACGCTTGCTGTGCCCGTGTCATATTCCGCAATCGTAGTAAGACCGCTTGAGGCAAGCATGAAGTTCCAATCAAACTTAGAAGGAATTTCACGGATTGCGAGATCTTGGACTACGCCGCGAATCTTTGAACCTGTATTACTCCCAGATCGGCTAAGAGACTTAACGCGCTCAACGATTTCCGTTACGGGTATCTCATTCGTATTCTTAGACATTTCGCTCCTACCATACCGCTAAATGCAGTATGAGACCTAAAAGTGAAAGCGCAAATAATGCTAGGCTTACGTATCCCCAAAAAGGAGAGTGCTCGATGAATTTCTTATACTTCGTCGAGATCGTCTCTCCGTGATTTACGTAACGAAAAATCTCATGGGCAATCACGAGCACTGCCACCATGACCTTAGCCCAGCCCCATTGCGAGTTGTTCTTTGTGAAATCCACGGCAGAAGAAGCGATTGCGCCAAGGATTAATATCCATAAACCAACGGTTCTAGCGATGCCTCCAGGCGTCAGAGCCACTTTAGACCCCACTGAACTTTGGCGTAGTTTCGAGCCGCATCAAGAGCGGCCCAGATTGCAACGGAAGCCGCCTGCGGATTAACCGTAATGCCGAAGCGCTCCAAGTTGTGACCCGCTACCCAAGCAAGCCCAGCTAAGATTGCCCGCTTCAACCACTTCTCAACCCAAATACGTAGAAGCCATTTCATAGCATCCTCCTTTAGCAAGGAATGCCGAGAATGTGTAGCGTAAGCTTCACTGCTTGCTTAGCATTCTCAGTTGTCTGCACAGGAAGGGATGAAACAAAGCAAGCTGCTTTACCAACTCCAACAACGATTGCTCCAATAACCGGAACTGAAATTAAGCTCGTTAACATTGGGTTCTCCTTTTGGTTAGTGTGGCCAAAACAGTTTGAGTAAGATTCCTATTTGAATCGTTACAAGAGTTCCATGAAGCCATCTATCAGAGAGAACGTGGTCTTTGAGTTCTCCCTTGCTGTGTTCAAGAACCTTAACTTTTGTCGTGATTCCTTCATCGCCGTTTCCATATAGAGTTTTATTGTGCTTCTCCAATAGCTCGTCTATTTTGATGATGCTTCGTCTTAAGCTTTCATGATTAGCATCAACTTTATTGTTCAGCAGCCTCACATCGCTTCGGATATCGGACAGGTCTTGCTTGATCTGATCCATATCGCTTCCCTGCTTTCTCCTTTCAGATCCGTCCCAGTTATTCATGTGATTTATCCAACCCCGAGAGTTAATATTGAGTTATTGACGGTTCTGGATGCAGACGCGACGAATTGAGTGTAAGCAGCAGTTGGAGGTGTAAAGTTTGAGGTCCATACCGCTGTGCCTTTGACGATACGTAACTCATCAATCCAACCGTTAATGGCAGAACCACCACCAGAGTTTGAGCCTATCTTGACACCGCCTGCCCCGCTTGTAATATCAGAGTTATTAGTCTCCGTTACACCGATCTGAGTGCCGTCAATAAAAGACCTGAGATTAGTACCGCTTCTCGTAACTGCAACGTGATACCAAGTTGCTGTTGATGGGTTCCAGTCAAAGGTAAATGTATTCCCATTGATAACTACTGATAAGACTTCTGTAGGACCAGCAATCTCAGTCTGGTTAATTTGGATTCCGTCAACATTTCCATCGCCAATGTCAAGAAGAGTATCTGTCGCACCTGCTTCAGTTGCATTGAACCTTATCCAGAAATCAATCGTGAAATCACCTGTGCCGAAGTTCCAATCTTCACTGTCACCTATTGAGAGAAAATCACCTGTTCCATCAAAAAGCGCCGAAGCTGTCCCAAATTGTTTTTGAGCCGTATCAAGTTGGGCGTTACCATTAGCGGTAACAGTTTGGGCGCTCGATGAGGAATCGGTAAATGTCGTGCCGCCATCAACGCCATCAGCATGCAACATCAACTTGCAATCCGTATCAAACTGCGTTGCTGAGCTAGGCATGGTATTAGACCAAGTAGATGTAGCCAGTTCCGGCAGTTAATACATGAACGCGAAGCTGCGATCCAAATTCAACGGGCTTGCCAAACGAAATTCCGGTAAGAACTGGAGTATTATTTGGATTTGCAGCAGCGAATACCGAGTCTGCTGAATCCGTAACAAGCGTAATATTGATTACTGAAGTCGTGTCCGTAGCATAGAAGGCAAACCCTGTTACGTTAGCCTTGTTTGGCCAGGATAAGTTAATTGATCCCGAGTCTAAGATGTAAACGTTGCCCCTTATTCTGTTAGCCATTTTCAGCCCTCAATTGGTCTGGTCTCATGAGAGCGTGAAGTCTCATACCAGAGGTTGTCCGTTGCGTTGTAGATGAGATTGATAATTGCGCCTGAATCCATATTGAAGTGTCGGCGCAGGCTAAGGCCGCTTCCGTTCTGTAGTAGAACGCTATTTGAGACACACTGAACTGTCATAATGGAGTTCTGACGACCAGCAGAAATTTGGGGATTCTTCGTGATGTCCACAGCGGCAGAAGCGCCAGCTATGTAAATCCAGGCATTGTTTGGATCAGATTTTCCTTGAGAGTCAGGAACCGTTGGGAATGTTATGCCGCCGCCTGCTGAGATAACGTAAGTAGTCCTGGAATTAACAGGATCATACGTATCCCAATTGGCTCGAATTCCGGAACGGTCCATCTCCCCCTCCCCGCCGGTAGATTGACGGGAAGGAGGAGGTGAATCGTACTCGTTTGGACCGACAAGGATTGAGCCGTCCTTAACAAGCTCAATTTCCTTGAACGTAAATCCGGAACGGTCTGAATCCCTGAGCTTGTAGCGTTTCTGCTTAGCCAAGGATTAGCCCTTACGCAATTACGTCTCTAAGCTCAAACCAGAAGTTGCCGTTCTTAACGAATGAAATGCCAGCGCTTGAAGCAAGCGTAATCTGGGTAGAGCTTCCAGAAGTCGTGCTGACAAACGTATCGTTCGCGGCAGAGTTCACGATAATTAGGGAATCTGAGCCGCCAATGTTAAGCACGTTAATCACGTCGCCGTTGTCACCTTTAAGAGCCCGGCGCAGAATCGCGGAAGAACCAGAAAAGGTCGTAAGAAGCAATGTTTTAACACCCGCCACATTAACGATTCCGGTAGTTCCAAGACCCGCTGAATTCGCCGTAACTGCGCCCTGATTCTCTGAGCGATGCACTTCAATCCACGAGCTATTGTGGAAGATAAGGTCAATCACGCCGTTTTGACCAAACGTAGAGTTGCCGCCGTCAAGCACAAGCTGAGCGCTTCTGACAAGAGTCGTGGAATCGTCTAGGAAGATTACGCGAAGCTCTTTGCCCTCGAACCATCCAGGCTGCGTGTTATTGCCTTGCGGAGTTCTCAGATCGAAGTACGTAATAGACGTATTCGAGGTATTGCTCGTGTAGAGAAGCCCGATATCTGTCACATCAGGAGTCGTATCACCAACAGCAGCTAAGCCATCGGTACGCGCGAAGAAATTATTCTGACGGCCTAAAGCGCGTCCAAAAGGAATTCTAAAGTCACCCATATTTACCTTTCTCGCTAAAAGAGGTGAGGAGTGATTAGCTCCCCACCTCCAGTAGCACCCAGGTTATGCTCCAGCAGAGTGGAACAGGTTGTTCGGTTTATTCACCTCGACGCTGAAACGAGCGGTTGCCTTAATCTTAAGATCGCCGGTCTCAAAGTCAGAGTCTTGCTTCACGGTCACAGGGCGACGCATGTACGCAATCACACCGCCGTCTTCGTGCGGAGGATCAGCTATGAGCGTAAAGGCATCCGTGTCCGTAAGGAACGGGCTCACGAGCGTAGTAAGGCTCCATTTCGTGATCGAGTTCACGCTGTTATTCGGAGATTCAGGATCAAACTTCGACTCAAGAAGTTCATGAGCTTTCCATGCGTTGTTCGGATGAACAAGAATGAGACGAGGTTTAATCACTTGATAGCGGCCTTCATCGCTTTTGGTCAGAGTAAACTGATCAATCGCAGTCTGAAGCGAGGTCACGGAAAGATCAGAAGCCGGGCTCAGAAGGTTTGACCACGTCCCGCCGCGAAGACTCGGATGATTGGAAGCGAATATCGCTCCACCATCACCGCAAGTATGCGAGGTCGTAGCCGTGCCGCTATTGATGATGTCATGCACAAGGACTTCCCAGAGTTCCACAAAAGAGCTGGTAAGTTCTCCAGACTGCGCCGACATCTTGGTAGGAATGGAAGGATAGAGAATATCTTCAATCGCCTCTTCCGTGATCCGCATGCCGAGACCATAAGTCTTATGGTTCCAGCGTTTCGTCGGACCGGGAACGGGATCGTCGTATTGAATCTCTTTACCTTCAGGTTTCACGACAGGAAGACCGAGACCAGCCCAGTAAGCGGACTCCTCATAGGCTCTGTCTGAAGTTTTGACCGAGCATAACTTCTTCCAAATCGCTTCTTTTGATTTCTGCTTGTATCGTTCGTTAGCCACACTAAAGAGGCCAGGAACGATGAATTTATTAAATTGTGACCTATTCATTGTTCAGGCTCCTTAGATAGGTTGACCGCCCTGGAATTGGGCAGCGTTATGACGGTGGCGAGCAATTCTCACGACCCATTTCGCGTAATCGCCAACAGCGTTCTGCGTGCCGTCTGAGTTCATGTTGCGAGCAAGCTGCTTAATGATAAGAACGCCGCCTGTTCCAGTTCCGGCGCTCGAAGCATCAAGCTCAGCGGTCGCATAGCCCGTAATCGTGTCGCCCGAAGAAGAGCGATAGACCATATTCGCGTTAAGGCCGACATCGGCAAGCGCAAGCGCAGTACCGCCCGTATCTTCCTGAATCACAAATTCTTGGTTCGGGTCATCAGCTACCAGAACGAAAGCATCCGTATTGCCGGGAAGATAAGCGCCAGCCTGAGTCGTTTCCATTGCGGAAGGAAGCGCTTCGAGATTCGTATCAGCGAATCCAACCACGCTGCCTAAGAGATAATTACCTGACGTAGTCAGTTCGATCGGAACCGCACGTCCATTCGCATCGAGGTCAACAGGCATGCCGATAAAAATATTGGCAGCCGCAACGCCGGTCGTAAGCCTGTAGTATTCCTTCTTAAAATTGCCGAAAGGAAACTGGACAGGCAAAAGACCACCCCGAGCCCTGATTGAGTCATCATTTGCCATGATAAAAGCTCCTGTTTTAGAGTCCGATTACCTGCGACTTGTCGCCTTCTTCAGACTTGTCTCTGGGAACATAAAAGTCAGGATTATTCTTATGAGCGCCGATGCGGGACTTCACCATTTCTCGCGACTTCAAGATCACATCACTGCGGTACTTCTCAGCTTTATTTGCTTTCATGAATCCGAGGATTAAATCTCCTCGCTCAATGGAGCCAGTGACCGAGAATAAGTGACCTGGAAGTTCGGGAAAGTGAGTGCGATTCGCAAGTACCCAGCCTTTTAGATCGCATGCCTCAGAAATCGCACGCGGATTTTTCATGATCCAATGAAACGTGTATTTCTTGAGATGGGAATCAAGCTCTTTGGGAAGAGATAGGCGGTGGAGATTGGGCTCCACCTTATCTTCAACCTGAACATCTAGATCCTTAAGAGTCTTTGGCTGGGCCTTAATGCGCTCATGCACATAGGCATCTGCTTGAGAAAGAAGAACAGTAGGCGAAGGACGATCTTGAGCGGCAGGGACGCTCTGTTTCTCCTGCTTGGTTTCATTACTCATCGATCACCACTCCTTCTTTCAAGCCAGCAGCGCCTAATTTTTTTGTACGCGCATAGGTCTCAAACGGAATTCCTGAACGTTTGCACATTTCGATTTCTTCCTGGGTCAGCATGACTTTGTTTGAGGATGTTGATGGGCGAGACGGCGCTGCACTGCCCGCTGCAACACGCTTGAGACGTTCAATCTCAGGATTTGCTTCTACAGGACGAGCACCAAGTTTCTCGCGCAGTTCCGGAAGAATAATCTCGTGCTTACGAGGGTTGTAGATAAACATGGGATCTTCAGCGACTTCACGGTTGTAGATGTCCATGTATGCTTTGAATTCAGGAGTTGACTCGTCCATGATGTCGGGAAACTCATTTAAGACCTTTTGTCTCCCCTTGGCTTCAACACGAAGCGCTTGTTGACGAGCTTCTTCCTGCTTTCTCAACTCTTCTTGGGCACGAAGCTTTTCTTCAAGTTTCTTCTCTGCGATTCGCTCAGCACGCATATCGACGGCCTTGCGCCAGTCTGTCTGAGCGACTCGTTCCACTTCTTCATCAAACTCATCGAGCTGTTCCGATCCGCGCTTGGCGGGCTGGGCTTGAGCGCCCGACATCCTCTGAATCATCTCCTCCATCATTCGCTGTTGAGCGGCCAGGATTTTCTTTTCTTGCTGGCGCATCTCATAAAACATCTGATTGCGGAGTTTTTCAGTCGGATCAGGTGCGGCGTCACCTGGCTTTGAGGCTGGGTTTAAATCAACCTCGACTTCTGCCGATGGTTTATGTTCCTCCGAGATCACTTCGATCTCAGGTTGGTTTGACTCTTTCTCCTGCGGAGCAGGGCTTGGCTTGGGCATTACGACTCCTTTATGGCTTGGCCAACAAAAAAGGCACACCAAGAGGCCGCTTAGCCCCTCAATGTGCCTTAACGTTAAGGTCTTGCTTTGTTGGTTATCCCGAGCTGTGATCAGCAGCCGGGTTTTAAAGCCTTGTTACAGTTCCTCGCCCTCAGATGGAGTGAGAGCGGAAATGACGCGATTAGGTTCGTCCATCACGAAATGAATACCGTCGATATAACTCTGCATGGCATACGCCTCATCCAGCTTTGCTTGACGCAGGAGGTTCGCTTTGACCCGTTCTTTGCTGGTTAAGTGCCGCTCCAAGCGGTCCAGCAGCCTGCTCCATCCCTCCGAGTCCTCCAGGCGTCTGAGGTCCTCCTGCTCCCTTTTCATCTCCTGGCCCTTTTCCCATGATTCCACCTGGTTGTCCACCTGGACCTCCGCCAAACTTTGAAATTGTTGCCTGCATCGCTTGCAGCATCAGCATGTGTTCTTGCATATGCTGACGGTTAAACATGATAATTTGATTCACAAGTTCAGGGGCTTGTAATGCAATCTGTGAAAGTGAGTCCGATTGCTCTAGCTCTGCATGAACACGAAGATGTTCAACGTGATTCTCCGTAATCATAGCCCGAACACGCTTAAAATCTCCCTGAATCATGAGCGTGTTCTCGTCCTCTGCCGAATCGATCATATCCGTATCAGGCTTCGGACCAAGGTACTTCTCGGGCTCTTTACCGTATGCCTTGATTAGGTCTGCCGTAACTTCGTAGACCTTAACCGGGTCTGTCGCTACGATCATATTCTGCATGAGGACCGAGTAGATCATGGAACTTACTTCTTTTTCCATGTCGGATGAGCCAAAGGCAGGGTCTTCCAAAAGGTAAGAGTCGTACTCGCCGCTAATGCCCATTGCAGTAAGCTCATCGGCTGTAAATAACGGCTGACCGTCCTCGCCTAAAATGCGTTTCTCAAGGCCGGGAGGAATATTAAGCTGCAATAAATCAAGATGGTTGCCTATAATGCGGCCCGCGCCTTCACGAAGTCGTTTGGAAGGGAGAGCGAATCGTTCGTTAGCAGCTCCGACGATGGCATTTGTGCGTGTAGCTGTCCCCGATCCGCCCACCACTTCAGATTCCTTGCCGAGAACATAAGATGACGCGGCAGTTAGGCGCTCGATAAACTCAAGCACAAGCCGAATCGCATTAAGAAGCTTCTCAGTCTGCACGTTGATTTGTGGAAAGTAGACGTTGCGCTGCGGATCTGAGACTGGGACAAGTTTGTTGGGCGCAAGGCTGAGTGATGCCGCGTCTAAATCGCCTCCCGGATCAAAGAAACCTGGGAGTAGAATGCTAAGCGTATTGCCGTCTGTTAACTGGTTAAATATCGCGTCCACTTCCTCGGCAAGCTCCTTAACCTTCTCAAGGATACCAATGCCGAAGTTCTCTGCTGGGCACTCGATGCGCGAATCAAGCTTTGTGTAGTCAAGAGGACGCCTTCCCGACTTCGTGATGTTCGTCATCTGGATTCCGCCCAGATAGATTTGATACTCAGGTGAGATTACGATGCGAACGTCCTCAGCAAAGCCATCACCATCAGCGTCATAGTTGCCGTACCAGATCAGAAGCTTAACGGGCTCATTGCGCAGCTTGATATTCCTGATGCGCTCCGCATCCTCGGGACTTTTGTTCTGCACAGACTCCTTCGAGAATGGCAATTTATCCTTGAGGATGTTCGTCACGTTGAGGAACTTGCCCTGCGCCTCGCCCTCTTCAAGGTCGCGGTAAAGAAGCATGTCCTCCAAGATAACCGGCTCACGGTGAATATCCGTTGATCCCTTTTGCAGATAAAACTTATCAGCAAGATAAATCTTAGATGCAGTAGACTCGAATAGCTCGATAATGCGCTGGCGGTCGAGGCCAATCTGGTTGCCCATCTCATCTACAATTGGCGTTTCCTGAGACTTCCCTGTGTCACGAGGTACGGCTTTCCATGCCGACTCAGTCACCGCATCGCCGTAGCCAAGCACCACCTTGATCCACTGATCGAGCGTGCCTTCCATACGCGAGCGAACCCAAAACCACCAGGACATGAGCTTCGTAATGCGCTCAGTCTTTGGAAAATCCTCAACGTTTGTGGCCTTAAAGCGCGTAAGCTCAGGCTGAATAATGGCTGCAAAAAGCCGGGCGTGCAGCATGTCCATAATTGCAGCCGCAATCATGAGGGAGCGGTTTGAACAGAACTTCCAAGGCTTGTCTTTGGGGATGCGCCGACCGTTGTAGAGATCTTGAAGCCCCTTGAACCACTTCTCGAAATCAAGTTTCTCGCCCTTTGAGGCCTGGCCGTATTCGCGCTGGGCTCTTGCTTCCTTTGCTGCATCGAAGTCTTCCATCACGACACGCACAAGCGTGTCTTCCATTTCGGGACTGATTACAATCTGGATGGGAGAAATAGGCTGGGCAGGCTCTTCTTGCGGCAACTCTTCAACTTCGCGTTCGTCTTTAATTTCCCTCGCCACTAGGCTCAGCCTCCACGGTTATTTCTTGCTTGCGTTTCTCTGCGATTTGAAGAAACCGCGTGTTCTCATCAATAATTTTGCGCAGGTCTTCGTCTGAGAGTCCGTTGTATTGATTGTACTGGTTGATACTCATAGGCCCGGAACTTTTCCCTTCAACTTCTTCACGAATGCTTGATAAGGCTTGCATGGCTTGGCGAGGATGCTTAGCCTCAAGCCTCATGTAGAGCTTCGAGTATTCCTGAATGCGGCGTCGCTTTGAAGCAAGCTCCTCATCTGCAATGCGAGCCTCAAATTCCTCTCTGTACTTCTCAATGTGGGACTTCCACCCCTTGTACTCCTGGTAGTAATAAACCTGAGACTTCGATATTTCTTTGCCGAATTCATTTCTAAACTTTTCCCTGATCTGATCAATGGAGTGATAAGTCGCAATCCAGTAGACAACCTTAAGCTGCTCTTCGTAGCTGATGCGGCAGTGCCTTTGAGTCTCAGGAACGCCGCCTCGCTTCTCAAGCTGCTTAATTTCTTCCTCTACAATCGTGTCCTTAGTACGGCGATTCTTGTAGATTCTCTTCGGCAACCCTAAATCCTTCGTATTTGGGTCTTCCAATGCAGAGATATCTGACGGTGTCTGCTCCATGATTGTCTTTCTCCTTCTCGACTTCCTTTGCGTTTCTGTCATCCTTGGTCTTGCCAGCCCATTCTTGGTACTGAAGGTTGCGCATGCTGCGGATCGTGATGGGGCAGCGCTCGCGGCTAAAGAAGAGCTTGGGCTTATTGACTGCCGTAATGGGCTTATCTTTGTCATAGTGGAGATATTCGCGCACAACCATGTGGCCAAGCTCTACGTCGTCGCAGGGCTCGTAGAAACCGACGCCATGCTTGCGCATTTCCTGGATAACACTGAAATTGCTGCCTGCGGCGGCTGGTTTTCGTCCGAAGTTTGGGTCAATGAGACGCTTTCGCATCTTGTAGCCGCGCTCTTTTTCAATGCGCAGGATATGCTTGGCAAGCTCCGGAAGCTCGCAATGCACAGCCATCTCGTAATCAACGTGAATGTCGTCCTGACGATCTATGTAAGCCCAGATGACGTGATGCGGAAGGCGGTCGTGCGGGTCAAGGACGCATATGACAGGATTCGGGTACTCATAACGCATATCATCAGAGATGTGCGGAGCCCCAAAAGCCTTGTAGATAATGCCGCGAGCAGTGAAGAAGACGCCGTGAAGCCTGGTCTCCTTGTAGTCCTCTGATACGGAATCCTCAAAGCGCTTAATTGATTCTTGGGAGAGAATCGGATTGCCGTTGATGTCGAACATATTGTCGTAGGTGGAGGCCGTAAAGAGCGCGATGTTCTTGCCGTCTGCGCGGTCAATGAGTTCGTCCTTCATCCAGGGCTCAACGAGCGGTGTAAATGTAACCACTTCGAGGCCGTTGCGGTCAATTAAGCCACGGCACAAAGCTTCGCGCTTACGCTTCTGCTGCGGCTCGTCTTCCCAGACAAAGTCAAAGTCGGCAGATTCATAGGCCATATCAGACATTTCCAGTGTCAAGATATCAACGAAGCTTCCGTTGTCGTATTGTATGCGCTGAAGATAGCCTTGCGGCGAGCGGCGAACGCGGTACTTGCCAAGGGGTAAAAGCGAGGTGAGTTTGGGCTCGATAACGCGCTGAACCATCGCAAAGGAGGTGGCTGAGACGGCGGCCTTGATAGGCTGCTTAAGACGGCGTCCCATCGGGTACCAGGCGGGGTACTTTCCAGTCAGGTGATAGCAAAGCTCCATCGCGCCATAGGTCGATTTGCCGCTGCGGTTGCCTGCGCATACCAGCACAGTCTTCGCCAGCGTGCAATGCGCCTCAAACTGCATCTTGTTCGGGATATAAAAATCCATCCCGCGCAACCGCTTCCTGCCCTGAATCTCAAAAACCGCCCGGTCACGCTCCTCGCGCGCCTGCTTTAACAGATCCTCAATCTCCTCCGGCGTCTTACCCTCAAAGTCTTCGTTCATCGCAGCTTCAAAATCTTTGGAGACGACTCCACATGCCCTGTAACGCTACGTTCGCGTTGTGTTCTAGGGGGGTGGGCCTCGCTACACAGGTTCATGCAGGAAGAGGGATATATAAAATTAATTTTGTCCCAGGGATTCAAATCCAACAGGTGCCACCCCAGTTCAGACTCAATATTAGCTGTGGATAAATTGTGAATACAGGCTTAATATGCACTTTTTATAGCAACGTAAATCAAATGATATCAGACCTTAACGTGCATGCGCCTTATAATTATAGTTATAGGACTCTTGCGCGTTTTTTAGAGCGTTTGTTGAATTTTTTCCGGGAATGCCGGTATTTTGTAAATGCGCTGCTCAATTTTATTGACAAGTCCCATCTTGCACCTCCATTCTCCCTCCTTTTCCATCCCTAAAAGGAACATTAATCCGCCCCTATCACGCACAAATTGGGCTTAGTTCGCAATTGACCCTCAAGGTTGGAATGAATAGGACGATAAATAGTTCATAAAATAATCTTGACACGGGTCAAGACACGGGCTATACTTCTTACAGTTCTAGGAACGGTGCAGGTTAACGGGATGGATAAACGGAAGGGAGTAGACCATGAATATCAATAAAAAATACAAACTTGAAGAACTTTGCTCTAAAGATGAAACACGAATACCGCTTCAATCTGTATATGTCTACCAAAACGGGAGAACTTGGGCCGTAGTTACTGAAGGCAAGGCTTTAGCAAAAGTGCCTGTGACTATTGAGGAAGGAGAGTTATCTCGCGGTAACTCTATCAAGGCCAGTGACTTTAAGTTTCAGAGACAGAATCCGGCTCTAAAGAAAAAAGATGAAATGTTTTGCGCTCTTGAGCCGATCGCTTCGCCTTACCCTAACTTTGAGCAAGTATTTCCTCAAGGCGAGCCGGTTGTCTCTTTCGGTCTTGATATTTCCTTGCTTGTAGCTTTAGGCAAGGCGCTTGGATCGGATAAGGTAAAAATAGAGATCATTCACCAGGAAAAGGCTTTCAAGGTAAGCCCTACTGATATGTACGGCAACATAACAGACGAAGCTCATGGCCTCATTATGCCAATGAAGCTTAAATCATAACTAACCACGGAGGGAAGAGAGAATGCAACCATACAGCAACGGGACAATAGTTAAAGACAGATATGGGATCGAATACCGCATTACATTCCTTCGCCATGACTATGCGCTTTACGGAAGGCGCGTTAAGAATGACCAAGGCGAGGAATTTATCGGCTACGTTGATCAGGTTCAATTCCCGTATGAAAACAAGAAGTGGGACAAAGCTCTTAACGGATTTGCAGCATAACAGCACCCTCGACGGTGCGGAGAGGTCAGACAATGAACGCTGCTAAATTATACGGAATCTATAAAGCAAGACGTGAAAGAATAGAAGCGCGTTTTCCTGGCTCGGTTGTGGCTGGTCCTGCACGCTATCCGGTAGAACGTCATAACAAGGCATGGGCTTCTGTTGATAAGGCGTATACAGCCTATATTCAGCAAAAGGAACGCGAAGAGGCAAGTCAAAGGCATCAAGCAAAAATGGATAGGATAGCGCAAGAAACAACGGCAATGCTTAATGCCACAAACTCGCCGCTTGCCGCTGCTGCCATCGGATCAAAGGCCCGTTTATTTTGGACAAATTGCGGCTCTGCTTACTCGGCGGTAGTTAAGGTAGTCAAAATTAACGCAAGAACGTTTGTCATTGAGCTAGTCGATGATGTTCCTGCTGGATATGAAAAGGGCCAAAGGTGGCCCATAGATAAGCTGAAGCGCACACAGCAAAACAGACTTGAGTTATTGAACTAAAGCCGCCTAGCGCGGAGAGAGGATCGTACACGATGAAAACAAAGGAGAATAAGACGATGCACACGCCGGGGCCGTGGATTTTAGAACGATGCAAATACAAAGGTTTGCAAGTACACGGAACCAATGAAGAAAATGGCGGTCAAATGACAGCCCACGCCAAGATTTATGATCTGAATAGTGCCGAAATTACTGAGGCCAACGCCCGCCTCATTGCAGCAGCGCCGGAGTTGTTGGAAGCGTTAAAAGAATCTGTGGGAAGGTGCGCCGATGATAAAAACTGCCCTTTGTGGCTTCTTGAAAAGTGGCAAACTGTCATCAATAAAGCGGAGGCATGACAATGAAAGCGAATGTTGAAAAATACGACTATTATAAGGTTCATTGTTCCACGTCCGAAAGAAAGCGTGGCTGGAAATCTGTTCGAGTATTAAAAGGTACACCATTTTGTCATTGGTGCGGTATAAAAGCGTCTTTGTGTAGTTGTGTAAATAATATGGACGCAATCGCCAAAGCAGAAGGCCGCGCATGATCAACGGTCAAGAAGAGTTCAAGCAGGAACGCGCTAAGGCGCTTGCAAGCGGCAATGTGGCGCAGATTCGTGCCTGGGCTAAGCGGTATAGCGTGCGTTTGCCGGTCGATGATGAGGAAGTCTTGCGGCTGGCAGCGCTGGCACCAGATTGGAGGGACTAACTATGCTGTGGGCTATCGTAATGATCCTGCTGATTATGCTTATTCTAAGCGATTAAGACAAAAGGTCCGAGATAGTGACACCTAGAGCTTCCGCTATCTTCTCTAGCGTCTCTAGCGTAACCTTTGAGGGCCTTCTACCTTCAAGAATGGCAATGTAATTGCGGCTTATCTTGGCGCGTCTAGCAAGCTCAGAGACACTATAGCCGCGCTCCCTACGCATTGCCCGTATCTTTCGACCTAACCTAAGTCTTGATTCCATTTATGGCCATTATGCACATTTTTATGCACAATGTGTTGGGCATAGTTAAGGTTGATATGTTAGTTTTGTGACAAATGTAGTTGGCGGTGCTTGATTTGCCCAATGCAATGTGCAATTACGGCAAAATGTGCATTAATTTGGTTGTAAGTTGTTTAATTGTTTATACTTATGTCTAAAATTTTAGTTGCGAAAGTGAGGCGAAGTGTATAAAATTGCGCTCCCCGATGGAGATCAGAGAGAAGTTTATAGAGTTTTTGGAAGTAAATCAGGGCTTAGCTCCTGCAACAATGCGGGAGTATAGGCGCATGATTGGGCTGTTTCATGAAGAGGCTGGCGGTGATCATCCTTGGATACCGATTAGAGCGCAAAGTGAGTATGAGGACGTGGTGAGGAACGTTGCGGCAAGGTTTCTTTGGTCGCCTGGGACAAGGTATAGGTTCAGCATCCTGATTGAGTCCTATGGGCGCTATGCTTATCGTGAGAGGCTGATCGAGCGTATTCCGTATGAGAATACCTTTGCAAAGGGCAATGGAAAGCGCGTAGAGTTCTTTACGGAAGATGACTTCTACAAGGTCACGTTTAACCCATTCCATAGCATTAGCGATTTTGTCATGATGATCTTGTTTTGGGATTGCGCGATGAGGAAATCGGAATTAATTGCGCTCAATGTGGAGGATGTGCTTGATACGTTTCAGCAAAGGCTTGTTAAGATTGTGAATATTAAGACGGGAAAGGTTAGGTATAATCCGGTTACTAAATTCACACATATTGTCCTGACGTTTTACTTGATTACACTTGCGATGCAGGGAAAACTCAAGCGCGGCAATCCACTCTTCTATTCGCCTACGTGGGAAAGACTGCATGAGTCAACGCTTGCAAGGCATATGCGCGATTCCTCAGAGGGATCGCAGATCAGGGTGTTCGCGCATAAGTTTAGGCATAGCTTGGCAAGGATACTTACGAAAGGTGCAGATAGGTTTCTGTTAAGAGATTTGCTGGGCCATGAGAACTTTAATACCACGGCAATCTATACGCACTTTGAGACGGTAAAGAAACGTGAAATGTATGATAGTCTTGTAGGATAAGTCTTGACACGCGACAAGTTGCTATATAGAATAGTATGAATGAAATTGATTACTGTAAAAGACTTCTGCAATATGCTTGGTGTAACAAGGCAGCTTGTGCATCAGCATATTAATAAGAGTGGAAAATATCATACGCAGCGTAATTTGATCAAGGCAACGCAAGTTAGCCCGAAGCTGTGGTTGATACCAATGAGTGAGGCGAAGCGCTTTGAGGCTGTGCGATGCGGCAAACATATGAGGCTTGTTAGAAAAAAGTTGAAATAGTGGTTGACTGAGCGGCGAACCGCGTATAGAATTCGCGGCGCTATGAAATTAAAATTCCTGGCTGGAAGATATGAAATCATCACCTACTAGAAGTTTCGAGAGGTCCGTAGTGTCTGCAAAGACACCTTCTTGCTCGCAAGGAGCACCCAGCCAGGTTGCGGACCTCTCCCCTTTCCAGAGCATGCACACTTCACAGAAATTGAATCATTGCACACTAGACAGGACGCTCCCAGAATGTCAGATTTCGGGTTTTATACCGCAGATGAGTTGTTTAATAAGCAGTTTGAGTCAAGAGAGCCGCTGATAGAGCAGATTCTTTACGAGAAGGATTCTGTACTGTTTGCGGGTAAGGCGAAGACAGGAAAGTCGGTACTGCTATTTAATTTGATTTGCTCTCTTACGAGTGGGGAGCCGTTCCTTGACAGGTTTGAGGTGAGGCGCAAGTGCAGGGTGCTGTACGTGCAGCTTGAAGGGAGCCTGAGTGATAGTCAGGACCGGTTTAGGCGCATGACGAAAGCGTTGCCTATGGATAGGGAGAACTTCTTTCTACTTTTCTCTCCCCCGCTTCAGTTGAACAATGTAAGCGAGACTGAGCAGCTTATTAAGCGCATTGAAGAGAGCGCGAAGCAGGTAGATGTGGTGATTATTGATCCCGTGTACTTTGCCATGAAGGGCAGTCTCAGTGACGATGAGGCGGTTAGGGACTTTACAGGGTGTCTTAGGCTCATTCAGGAGAAGTTTAACTGCGCCATGATACTTGTGCATCACTTTAAGAAGAGTAGACGCGATAAGGATGGGTGCATCCTGCCGCCTGACGATGATGATGTGTTTGGGAGCGTGTTCTTTCAGGCTTGGATTACGCATCAGTTTCTATTCGATATGGATAGGTCCTCTAAGGCGAGGACGCTTCAGTGCAATTTGCAACGGTCCGGCAAGATCGTGGATAGGGTGATGCTGAACATGGTAGAGCCTGATCCGCTGTACTTTGAGGAGCTGGCTCAATGGCCCACGAAGCCGGATACCATTGTGAAGTTCTTCGTGGCGAATCCCGAGCGCTGGTATAGGGCCAAAGAAGCCTATACCGCTATGGGACTCCCAAAGTCGTCGTTCTATAAACACATTAAGCAGGTTTTAGCGGTTGGGGACGGCATTATCTCGCGCTTCGTGAAAGACGAGCGCGAATTCGGTTTCTTCAAAAAAGCCACCTCAAATTGTGATGAAAATCGCATCTAGTTTCGTACAGTCTCAAAAAACACGTATATATATATATTATAGGGACTGTGCTGAGACTGAGACTGAGACTGTAATTTAATGATAAAAATAGTTAAAAATAATGTTGACACGTGTAAAGTTAAATGGTAATGTTGCCGATAGATAGACAGAGGAAGGAGGTAATGTATGGAGAGCAAGGCTAATATGGGTTTGGAAGTGCTGAGAACCGCCGTATACAGGTTTTGCAGACCCGTGCATTACCACTTTGCTACCGCGCCGGTGGTGGCAATTCTACTCTTAGCAAGTCCCCCTGTCTATGCTGAAGCTACTCCTAATTTCTCCAAGCTAGTTGATGCGATCTACCAGGCCGAGGGCGGGCGTAAGGCGTCCCGGCCCTACGGCGTGTTTTATAAGGGTTGTGACTGGAATAATCCCTCCTATTGCCGCCAGATTTGCCTTAATACCGTAAGAAACACCTATAAACGCTGGTTTAGCTCGAAATCCTCGCTGTCTTACCTTGAATTCTTAAGGGATCGATACGCCCCTTTATCTCACCATTCCCTAAATCAACATTGGCTCAAAAACGTGGAGTTTTTCTATGCCCAAGGTGTCTAGGTTAGAGCAGGAAACGATCATTAACTTTAATCAGGAAGAGGATGCGGCAAATCTCTATACAGCTTCCCCAGCTATTTATAGGCGTATGACTAAAAGGGGCTTTAAGGCTGAGAAGTTAGATGATGGATCTTGGGTCTTTGAAATACCACGTAGAGCCGTGCGTTTACCTTCAAAACCACGCTCCTTGACGGCAAAACAGAAAAAAGAGGCGTCAGAACGTATGAAGATGAGGCTTGGGAATAAATGAAGTCAAAAGGAGGTGTCTATGTGGGCACTAACGGTACCGGCAGAGACCCGGTGGAGGTTGCTTAAATGGGACACGAGTGGAGAGGGGCAAGGTGCAGGTGGTGTGGAGTTTCGATGTGGGCCGAGAGTGAAGAGTGCAGTGGGAGTCTCGATGCGTATGAAACGTTTGCCTATGAGCGGTGGCAAGCAGATGAGGATAGGTGAGCAAGATGAAACAAGCGCACGCTGAGATGTTTCCACTTGAGCTGTACGCAAGGATGCAGGAGATGGCGTATGTGGTGGGTCGGTATGGGCGACATGATGAGGATTGCGCTCGGTGCTGGGGCGAGGATGTGTGTACGTGTGGGTTTGAGGCAGCGAAGGAGCGGTTGGGGTTATGAAGTACGCACGGGCATTCTGTTCAACGTGCAAGGCGTATACGTGTCATTACGGGGAAAGTGAGCCGGAGCGGTGTATCAGGCATGACAACTTTAAAAAGGAGGTGCTCCATGCAACGGCTACAAACATTATCGCTTCATGGAACGCATATGGAAGAGAACTTTACGCAAGGAGAAATTGAGTATTGTCAGTTCTGTAACAAGGAGCTGAAGCCTGGCGATCCAAGGTTTAGGTACGGTTCGCCATTGGATAGGTTCTACGTCGTGCGCTGCATGGACCATGAAATTAAGGGAATCAGAATATAAAGGAGGTGATCATGTTTCGGGATGAGTTCAATAAGATTGAGGTGCTATTGCAGAAGGTAATCGTCAGAGCTCAGAAGGGCGCAAGTATGCAGCAAGTTGAAAAGATGAATGAGTTCTGGGCTGAGCTGAAGCAGTTTGAGCGATTTGTTGAACGGGTCGCAGAGAAAGCGGAGGCGGCGAGTGTTTAAAGTGATTGAGCTTAAGAATGGGGGCGTGTGCTTGGAAACGACTGCGCCGGTGGACGCGCTGACGGAAGCGAATGGCATGCAGACACACTTTATTTATGCAAGTCAGGAGCAGCTTGAGAAGCTGGCGTTTGAACTGTGGGCGCTGTGCATTGATCGTGGTCTCAAAGTTATGACGAGGGACACGGTATGAGTGAGATTATGAACCACCAAGAGCAGTTGATTCAAATTCTGCGCAGTATCTTTGAGGTGTTGGAGCGTTTGGAGGAACGGCAGTTTCAGATTGAGGCGAGACTTGTGGAGTTGGAGGCAAGGCGTGAGGTATAGCGAGAAGGAGGCGTATAACTCTTGCCCTTACAAGTACAAGTTGCAGCACGACGGTTTGACTAAGCAAGTGGAGGGAACGGATGCGCACGACAAGAACTGGGGCCAAGGAATCCATGCGGGACTTAAGGCTCATTATGACGGCAAAGGATGGGAAGAAGTTAAAGCTGAGTTTCTTCGGGAGTATCCACAAGGACTTGATGAAACTGATCAAGCGAAAACACCCGAAACTGGCATCGAGTGTCTCAATCGTTATCGCGGGCATTATGCAAGTCAGGATACCAATTGGGAAGTGCTTAGCACGGAGGAAGAAGGAACGTTGAGTATCGGTGGAGAGGATCACGATCTCCATATCGATCTGGTTGCGCGTAATAAGCAGTCTGGCGACATCTATCTGTGGGATCACAAGACGACTGGTAAGACTGCTTCCCCTACGTACTGGCGCGGGTTCGAGTTGAGCGGACAGTTGACGCGGTACTGTGTGTACGTGAAGGAGAAGTACGGGTCTTGCGCTGGTGCGATCATCAACAATATTGCGGTTGGGTATCGGTCGCGGATGTACAAGGGTGAACCGGCTGGGTTTTGGTGCAAGTTTGAGCGGCAGTTGTTTAACCGGAGTCCGCAACAGATTGCGTTCTGGCGCGAGAGTGATGAGCAGTGGCTGAAGCAGATTGAGTTCTCGAAGCGGGAAAACGTTTGGCCGAGGGCGCTTAATAAGCTCTGTGCGTGGTGTGAGTATTATGAACTTTGCATGGCAAGTGGAGACGAACAGATCAGGGATTTGCTGTACACGATAAAGCAGAATGAAAGGATCGCATGAACAAAGAAGATTTGAGCAAGATGATTCAGGAAAAAAAGGTGACGTTTAAGATTCTAGCGAACGGCGGGTTCGGAGCTGGCAAGACGTACTTTGCCATGACATTTCCGAAGTGGGCTTACGCCATGATTGAACCAAACGGGATTCTTACGGCAGCTTCTAATCCTCATTTGAAAGAGAACATGGTTGATGCGGAGTTTTTTACTCCGAAGGATGATGAGGATATCAAGGTGACGTTTGAAAGGCTTGGGAAGTATGTTGATCAGTGCCGAGTTTGGGCGAAGGAAGGAAAGATTGAGACATTCATTCTGGATAATTTGTCTCACTTATCGCAGGCGCGGTGGATGTACATTGAGAAGTACGAGAAGTCAACGACCAAGAGCGGCGCAACCGATACGCTTGCAATGTACGGGGCGCTTAACAGGTGGCTCTCGCGTTTTATCCTCACTGAAGTCGTGACTCTCCCCTGTAATGTCGTGGTTCCGGTACATGAAATGGAAGAAGAGGAACGCGATGAGGCGACGGGAAAATCGTCTAAGACGGGACGCACGATCACAAACACGCTTGGAGGTTTTAGGAACGATGCGGCAGGGTTTTTCAATGCAAGCATCTTCCTTGAAGCAAAGAAAGTTGGCGACAAGATGAAGTACACCGCGCAGTGTCTCCCCTCTTTTAAAAAGCCAGCTAAGAACAACATAGGGCTGCCTGAGATGGTTGAGAACATTTCTTACGGCGCGCTTGTGAACGCGGTTCATACAGTTAACAAAACGGCCTAAGGCCAAACTAAAAGGAGAAGGACAATGAGTGCAGAAGAAGTGGGTTTTGATGTGAATGAAGAGATCGTAGTCGGTGATTTGAGCGCGGTTAAAGAGCAACGTTCGATTGTTCCGGCGACGAGCAATGTGAAGGTTCGTATTGCGAAAGCTGCGGTTCAGGCAAATAAAGATAAAGATATTAAGAGCCTGAAGCTTGAGTTGCGCATTGTGGATGGAATCACGAATGAAGAAGGTGCGCCGCAGTACGTGAATAAGCCGCTGTTTACGGGAATGATGGACCTAGTTGTGTGGGCAGAATTGAACGTGAAGGGCCGCGCTGAAAAGAACTGGTGGAAGAATAAGCAGTATCAGATTGAGTATGTGAAGTTCTTGAAAGCGCTTGGGTATGCGCTTAATCCGGCTCCGAATGTGAATGATGCGTTTCTGAATGAACTTCTTGGACGTGAAGTGCTGGTTGATATTCAGCACGAAGAAGAAACTGCGAAGGATGCCAGCGGAAATTATGTCGGTGTTGGCACATATCGAGAACGGCTTCGCAATTTTAAGAAAGCCGAATAAGTGAGCGGAACTGTTGCGGGACCGGGAGTGTTATGCTTCCGGCTCCCCGCAGCGCCTCCGAGCATGAACTCGCTTTATAACGTGATGTTTGCGTTGAAGCGCGTTGAGATGAAGCCGGAGGTGAGGTTGTACAAGAATAATATGAAGATGTACGTGCCGGGCTGGGATGTGACGGCAGCGGATAAGGTGTCAGTTGAGCTTGAGGTAGTGGATTCGTGGTACTTCAAGAATGGCAACTTCAGGAAGGCCGACGTGCAGAACGTGGTGAAGGTAGTTGTGGATCTTGTGAGTGAGAAGCAGGGCTGGGATGATAGTCAGGTGTGGAGTTGCTCGGCAAGTAAGCGGCACAGTGAGACTGAGCATTGTGTGAATGTGACGATGAGGAAGATCGAATGCAAGGACTAGCCAGGAAGTTCCGCCCTTACGGGCGGGATAAAACCAAAAGCATCCAAAGGCGCTCAGACTCCCAGAGTGTGCTGCAAAAAGAAAAAGCCCCCAGATTTCTCCGAGGGCTTCTCTTCACTCTGTTCAGTCTTTCGACCTTTGGAGTTGCTCCGGCATCACCCTTCGCAACGGCAAGAATTATAGGTTTTGACACTCTGGAAGTCAAGAGACCTTTGGATGGGTTTGCTTTTATCCCCGCCGTGAGCGAAGCGAACGGACGGGTGCTTTTGCTTTTTTACGTGCCGCAGGCAAGAGGAGTCAGACGTGGTAGCCAAACTAAATAAGCTCGAAGGTCTCCTCTGGTACGCCAATCCCCTGTTGCCGTGGTTGGATGCGGAGATGAAACGGCAGTTGGAGTTGAAGGATAGGCCCAAGGAGCGCAAATGACTCCGTGTCAACATGGGCCGAAGCATATGATCAATATTTGTCCGGATTGCCGCGATCTTGAGGATGCGTATTACAG